TAAATAATATATGGAGTGAATTTAATAGTAACAATTGTATTAAAACTGATATTTATAGAAGAACACTATTAAAAGATAATTTGCCTGATATGAATAGGAATAAACTATTTAATTATTTGATACAGGCATACGAAACAGAAACTAATATTAAGACGATAATTGAATTAAAACAATACTTATTAAATAAGGATACAAAATTAGTCTTATATGGTTACGATAGTTTTCTGTTCGACTTTTCAAAAATTGATGGAGTTAATATATTGAAAGAAATAAAATCTATACTGGAAAGAAACGGACACTTTGTCAAATCAAAAATGGGTATTAACTATTTAGACATGAAAGACATTACACAGAGGTTATAATATGAATCAAATATTGGATAAAATATTAACAGAATGGGCATATCGTGTACCTGATGGTATGCCAGATCCAAAGAATCCTCTACATATAATTTATTTAGAAGAATCTCTTAATGAATTAAAATTACCGAGAAAGGTTATAAAAAAAGTTTTAGAAAAGGTAAGAAAATATGTAGATAATACACAGAATAGAAAGTTGGATAGGGTGGGTAAGCCTTGGGGTTCAAAAGGAACTCCATTAAAAGTTAAAACATTAGGAAAAGAATATTTAACTGATTTAGATATAGAAGTTCCAAAAGGCTTATCTGATGAAGAAATTGAAAGTATTGCAAAAACTGAAAAAACTAAAAGAGATTTTATAACTGAAACAATAGATTTAATGATTTCACAAATGACACAACAAAGAAAAGGTGCTGGTACTAATACATTAACACAAGAAGAATGGCAACAATTAAAAGATTTAATGGAAGGTAATGGACCAGACACTCCTAAATATGATATAAACGAAGATGATATAGATTCTGCAATAGAACAGATTAGATCTAAAATGGGTGGTGCTAAAATGTTAGGCGTTATAGGAAAAAAAGGTGCAGCTGGAAAAGGTATGGAAGATACAACAAGGAAATGGTTACCTAATCCAGATTTTGATTCAAGTAAACCTGAATCTGAAGAGAATCCAAAAAAAATACCTGGTCCTGGACTCGGTAGAGAGAGAAGAGTAATTAAATCATTTTTGATGACTGGTGGAAGAAGCATAGTTACAGGTAAACCATTATCTATTGGGGAAGCTGAATTAGACCATCGTTTATCTCTTGATAATGGTGGTAAAGATGAACCTGAAAATTGGGTATGGATGGAATCAAAATTTAATCAACAAAAATCAAAATTAAGTGATAAGAAATTGATAGAGAGGGCTGAAAAATGGTTAAAAATGGATCCAGAAAAATTAAAAGCAAAAAAGAAAAAAGATTTAATTACAAATGAATCAAATAATTATGCAATAGAACATTGGAAAGAAGTATTTGAAAAAGGTGGTAATGGTGGAATTACACAAGAATTATTGGAAGGTATGACGACAGATCAAATAGTAACTGTTGTTAAAGGTTGGAATAAACTTCATCCTAAAGGAGATCCACTATATATTATATATAATAGGAAACAAGGAACTGGTAATCGTGCTAGAGGTGTAAGAATGCCCAAAGATATGATGATACAAAGTGCTATTTCACAAATAAATAAAAAAGAAAAAGTTTTAACTTCTGAAGAAATAGCAGTTGCTGATAAAGTATTATATAGTGCAATAGAAGAAATCAAAACAAGAAAAAGAGACATAGAAGCATAATGAACACTCAACTACTATGCACATTCACAACAAAATCACAACTGGATGAAACAGTTGATGAGATAAAATCTGCATATGAAATAGCATTTAAAAAGATATATGTTTTACAAAATGAAAAGGAAGTGAATGAATTAGTATGTACATACAATGTAGATTTAAATAAAGGTAGTATTGATTATAATGCAGTTGCAAATACAATATCACTTCATAGAAAGAAACATTCCAATACATTATATACAATAAATGCACTAAATGAGGTTATTGCAAATCTTAATAACGGAGTAGTTGATACAAAATTTATAGTACCGTGGGAAAATTTTAAGAATACTTTGTTGGTAACAAATTCAGATGGACTGAATAAAATATCAACAAGAATATACAAAATTATAAAAATAGATTAAAGGTTTTCAATTTTTTATATATACTTATATATACAATACATTTAAATTATAGGAGAAAATGGTTATGACAGATTCGAAAGAAACAACCGCAAAAAAGACTAAAGAAGAAGAAAAACTATCACCGTTATATTACTTTTATTCAGTAGGGTGTGGTTTTTGTAAAAGAGTAGATCCAATTGTCGATGAACTTAATAAAGAAGGTCATGATATACTTAGATTAGATTTAGCTGATAAAGATAATCTAGCATTAAATAAAGAATTAAAAGATAAATATAAAGTTCAATGTGGAACACCTTGGTTTATAAACGCTGACACAGGACATCAGATTTGTGGTTTTAGAGAAAAAGATATTATATTGAAATGGGTAAATGGTGAAGAAATACCAGCTCCACCAAAACCAAAAGGTCCACCTCCTCCACCACCTCAAGATTTTGATAATAAAGAGGAAGTAGATAAGTGGAAAGAGGGATATGGAAAATGGGCTAAAGAAAATGACCATATGCCAAATCTTCCAAAACCAGAACAGATGTTACAAAGACTTCAACAACAAAAGAAAATGATGGAACAAAGACAACAGCAACAGATGGCTGGTGGAAATATGGACCCTCGTATAAGTGTTCTTGAAGCTAAGATAGATAAATTATGTAAACATTTAGGTGTTGATGTAAGTAATATAAAACCACCACCTCCTCAAAGACCACCTGGCCCACCACAACAAGGTCCACCACAAATAGGTCCACCAAAACCAAGAAATGTTCCAGCTCCACCAGCGAGTAAGAAACCACCAAAGAAGAAGAAGAATAAAGGTAAGAAATAGTGATAAGACCCAAACCAACGGTTGATAGGTCTGCTACTGAAAAAGAATTAAAATGTATTGATAAAACTGAAGAGATGTTGGGAGAAGAAAGAAAACTTCCTCCAGCATCTCAGATGATACGAAACATTGCAGTTGACCACTGGAGAAGTTTAAAGTCTTGGTTAAAAGGTTCTCAAGTTATAACTTCTCAAGAAGAAGCAGAACGAAGATGGGAGATATGTAAGGCTTGTCCAGAACTTCTTTATGATGAAACTAATCCAGATACAAACAAAAAAGATGGTAGATGTCCTTTGTGTGGATGTTTTATGAATGTAAAAGTTCATTATGCTGTGGCTGAATGTCCAATAGGTAAATGGAAAAAGGATTGTGGACATCAATGTGAATGTACATGTGAGGAATGTGATGAATAATTTAACAAAAGAAGAGTTTATGAAAATTTATGATGAAGGTAAAAATCTTACAGATAAACCTATATTTATAGATTTTTATGCAACTTGGTGAGGACCTTGTAGAATGTTTGAGCAGGTGCTTAATGAAGTTACACCAGAATATAAAGATAAGATAAATTTATACAAAGTAAACATTGAAGAAGAACCTGAAATTGCAGGTTTATTTAATGTTAGAAGTGTTCCTACTGTAACCACAATTTTTAAAAGTGGTAAATCAAATTCAACTTTAGGAGCTCTGAATGAAGAAACTCTAAAGTATTTTCTTGAAGGATTAATTTCAGAATAATTAAAAAAAGCTTGTTTTGTATATCAAAAAAGATATATATTATAGAGATAGAAAATAGGTTATATGGTTTCAGAGTAAACCATAAACAATAAATACTAAACACTAAAACACAAGGAGAATATCAATGGATATTTCACAAATAAAAAATCGCTTAACTCAGTTACAAAATCAAACATCAACTAAAGAAAACTTTTGGAAACCAGAACCTGGTAAAACTCAAATAAGAATTGTTCCATACAAACATAATAAGGACAATCCTTTTATTGAGTTATTTTTTCATTATAATCTTGGTAACAATAAAACTTATATGTCACCAGTATCTTTTGGAAGACCAGATCCTGTTCAGGAGTTCGCTGATAAATTGAAATCAACAGGTAATCGTGATGAATGGATTCAAGGTAAGAGGTTAGAACCAAAAATGAGAACATTTGCTCCAGTGATTGTTCGTGGGAAAGAATCTGAAGGTGTAAAGTTTTGGGGATTCGGTAAAACAGTTTATCAAGAACTACTTGGTGTAATAGCTGACCCTGATTATGGTGATATAACAGATCCAACTAATGGTAGAGATATTATGGTTGAAAGACAAACTCCAGCAGAAGCTGGTAATCAATATGGTAAAACTACTATTCGTGTTAAACCAAATCAAATTCCTATTACTGAAAGTAAAGAAGTTCTTCAGAAGATATTTGACACTCAAGTTAATTTAACTGAGTTGTACAACGAACCTTCTTATGATGATTTGAAAGAAGCTCTTAGTAATTATCTTAATCCAAGTGAAGAAGATGATACAACTACAACATCCAATGGTGTTACAGCTACTACAACTCCAACTTCAAATGTTGGTAATACTACTAGTAAAACATCAGATGTTGAAGATGCATTCGATCAGTTATTCAATAGTTAAATAAACAAATGAAAAAGATGGGGATGTCTGGAAACTTGAACCACGATTCCGTTATTGGTGTATGGTAATAGTTTAGATCAACTGCTCATCCCCACTTTTCATCATAAGGAGAAATCAATGTCTAAAAAAGACGAATTGGCAGAAGTTATTGCTTCTGAACT